TGGCACTTTGTAGGCAACTATATGGTCTTCTTCCCAACTAATACTAAACTTATTTCCTGGCTCATCCTCTGGAAGATCTGGATTAAGGATAAACTCGTGTGTCTTTATTACCGTCTCTTTGCTAGCTATAGCTTCTTCATACTTCTGTTGAATAAAGTCATTCTTAAAACGTGGGAATGAAAGTAGAATTAACTTACCAAAGTCAGGAAAACGTGACGTAAGGGATGCACGGTACATATCATAAATGGATTGAGCAGTCTTAGCCTGATCGTGCCCAGTAGTGCTTTCAAGGGCAAAGCCAGAGATCTCATCAAGTACCACTACGAGTACGTTATAACCTTCCCAAGCTTCTCGCTCTGAGTGTCCAGAGTGCACGGTAATACTCTTATCAAACTCAATGGAACCAGCTTTTGGATTATACTTTCCAATAAACCACGGAGACTTTTCAATTCTCTGCTTAAAACCTTTAAAGAAAACGTTGTTTGCCTGTACTGCGTTGATAGCGATATTAAGAATATCGATAGAATCTCCTGGAGGTTTTCCATAATACACTGCTGGATCTTTTAAGCACAATAGCAAATATGTTATGTATGCTGCAGCAATTGTTGATGTATAGTCCTTACCAGAACCCTTACCTAGTTGAAAGATAACCTCGTTACAGGTTTGCTTCCATCTCTTTTCCCCTTCTTCTTCTCCCAGCCATCTTACTAATGTATCTTTCTTGTACACCTGAGTCATTGCCTTAATCATTGTGTATTGGTTTTGAGATAGAGGTGGTAGACCTAAGTAGTTAGTAGATGTAACAAACTCTTCAATCTCTACGGGCTGTTCTTCAAACTCTTCGCCCTCTAGTACATTAAGAAAGTCGCTAAAATCAGCCATTGTTTACTTGTACTACCTCAACTGGCTCTACTACACCAGATATGCGAGAAAGTCTTTGCTTAACTTCTCTCTGACACTTATCGCATTTAGAAGTTACATCACGAAGAATACCCATGAGGACTTCTTGCTTTTCTTCCGCCTCAGCTATTCTTGCACCCATTTCGGTGTTATCAAGTAGCCCAGCCTTTTGTAGCATCTCCATCTGCTTGCCTTGAATCTCAGCAACAAGCTTGATAGCACCAACCTTAGTTCTGTAGTCTGCAGCAAGGTCTGCCTGCTCTACGGTTTCCCATGCTTTGTTAATTAGCATGCTGTAGTGCTGATCTGAAGCAGTTAGTGCTTCTCTGGCACGTTCTTGAATTGTCTTATCATTTTGTGCATAAGACTTCCACTCTTCTAAAGTTCTTATAACATCTGCTCTTTTTAACTCTAATTCTTTTGCAATTTGCCCAGGATTATAGCCCTTAAGACTCATCTCCACGACCTTATTCATTTGGTCAAAAGGCTTTTCTATTTCCATTATTTGCTCCCGTGATCTGTCTTATAAAAGCCAGAACCCTTAAATTGAATTCCAGGAACGCCGTATACACGCTTCATTGTGTCTCCACATTGATCACATTCAACTGGTTCTTCTGGATCATTAAATCCACGAATAACATCCTTCATGCCCTTGCATGTCTGGCAAATGTATTCATAAGTTGGCATTAGTCTGGTCTCACATCCCAGTTAGCATAGTGCTCTTGCCAAGTATCTGTAGCGTAAAAGTCCATCTGTGATTCAATAAAGTCGTCGCCTTCTGGCAAACGCTTCTGTGTTCTAGTACCCTGAATACCATACCATCTAACTAGTTTTTCTCCACATTTTTCGCAGTCGTATCCTGGATCTTCTTCCTTAATACTTCTGAACTTTGTGTACTGAACTTCACACTTCTTACACTCATACTGATAGGATGGCATTGTAACTCCTCATCAACTTAAAAACTTCTGACTCCAAGCTTTGAATTGTAGACTCATTAGAGATTATTCTATCAAACTTGTAATCGTCCATTGCTGATTCTGATGCATGAGAGTTGATAGGCTTATTGGCTCCACGGTTTACTCTCCATACTTCCCCACCCTTTAGCTTAATTAGATTAGCTTCGTTTGGGAAACGAACATCTGTAATCACAAAGTGGTCGTAAATTTCATCTTCTTCGATCTGCTTCAACACTTGCTTTACCCAGAAATCTTCACCGAACATCTCTCTTCCAATTTCTGTGCCAAATACCTGCAAGAGTCTGCGTGTTTCGGGTATAGCCTTTGTTGGCTCCCACCCAATCTTCTTTACGCTCTCAGAAATCCTAGAACCATCGTTAAGAATTGGGTTGAGCTTTATGATAGCCTTTCGAATGTTATCTGCAAAAGCTAGTCTCTTAAACCCATAGTTCATTGTTAGCATTTCGGCAATTGTATCTTTGCCAGACTGAGCATATCCACTTAGTCCAATAATCATTTATTTTCTCCCTGACTCTTATAGTATACCGTATTTATACGGCCTTGTAAATCTAAAATTTCCTTTGATTCTTGATTAGACCATACTTTTCAAGGTAGCGTTGGATTGTCATATGACTGCATCCCGCCTCTTTTGCGATCTCAGTAATGGTCTTTCTTTGGACCACATACCTTCTGTATAGCCAATCTTTAGATTCGTATAGCTTCATCGTGACGTTAGGTTATTGTAGGCATAGTAGGCGATACCAATTGCATCTCCCACATCATTATCTTCTAAATGAATCTTAAACTTATCATTCACGAAGTCTAATGTCCTCTGCTTCCTAATCTCCCTTATCTTATTCGAGTACCAAGTATCTGACTTACCTGGAAATTCTGCTTTTAACTTAAGCTTATCTTCCTTTTTAAATGTCTTATTACCAATATAGTTCTGCCATGTAGTAGGGATTACAGTTACTACTCTAGTCCCGTCGCTCATTAGCTGGCTAATTATTGATCCATAGACATACGAAAGTTTAATCACAACATCAGGGGACTGCACAAATACAGCACCCTCAATTGCAATATAGTCGGACCGCAAATGCTTCTTCATAGCCTTCACCTTTTTGCGAGCATCGTAGATCTTCTCATAGATATCGTTACCACGAATATCTATCTTGCCATGCATAGCAAGCTTACCATCATCAATGATTGCAAAAGCTACAGAGTTTGTAGAAGCATCGATACCAATTACTCTTTGAGCCTTTGGTTTAATCAGATCCGCTAATCCCATTTAACATCTCCAGCAATTCTTTACGTTGCTTATCTTCGTCATTCTTGTCGCATGTAACACATAGCGACGTATAGTTATACCTACTTAATTTTGTTTTGCATATCTGACAATGCCGAACAGACCCAAGCTTAATAGCTCTACGCTCATAGTAACGCTCCATGGTTCTCTTGTTTGTTGCAAGTCTGCAACATTCATCTGAGCAATACTTCTGATTGTGCGTAGCCTTAGTAAACTCTTGGTTACACTCGTCGTATGCACATATTAGAGTTTCAGAACTGGTATTAATTTTTCAGTATCCTCCATATCAAAACATGTATTTTTGACTGGACAATCTAAACAAATCTTATTATTCTTTCTAAAAGGTCTAGCTGGCAAGTCTTTGTCTTCCCAAGCCTTTCGTACTTCACGCATCCAGTCATAGCATCTATCTAAAAACTCTCTGTTTGCTTCGTTCATCTTTACTGGTATAACTAGCATTTGCTGGTTATCCTTATTCTCATACAGCAGGAAGCCTTCTTCTGCTCCACGAACATCCATGTAAATCAAAATCTGTAGCCTGTGGTTGTCTGATGGCTTCATGGAATTCTGTCTAAATAAGAAAGCATTATCGCTAGTAGTCTTAATTTCTCCTACTACTTCCTTGCCTTCCCAATCTAGGATTACGTCAGCAAACCCTTTGACTGGTGGATCCTCTTTAAGAATCTCCTGCTCAATGTGCTTAACTAATCCAGTAGACTTAAAGATTTCCTGAATTCTTTCATGCGCTGCAGTTCCATTAGACATATTAGCAATAGCAATTGCATCGAATGTATTTTCAAACTCTGTACCCTCAAAAGCAATGTACCAGTATCTAGCACAGTTACCATGACCGTATCCAATAGTAGATGGAGAGAATGTTGTTTTCTTCATATACTTAGGGTTATTACTGTTTCCAATATACCCATCGGTAAGCATCTTAGCTAACTTATCTGGGTCAAACCCGCTTGTTATTTTTTTAAACTTTAAATTTGTTACTAAATCTCTAGCCATTATTTAACACCATACTTAAGAGCGGCCACAAGCTTGTCGATTGAATCGGCAACCGTGTAGTACACGTTCTTCTTTTTGCTGGCAACTTCTCCTTTTTCCATAGTTGTGTAATATCTAGCAAGGATAGAAAGCTTTGCTGATATCGCCTGTAACTTAATTATTAGCACTGACGCCGCTGCTGGCGGGATGTCTGGTTTTGTTACTACCTTAATTATAGCATCTAGAGCAGTGTCCAACTCTGGATCTTTCATAAACTCTTTTAGATCATTGAACTCAGTAACTTCGCTAATCTTCTCTAGTATGTTTTCGCTCATAAGAACACCTTCTGAACTAGAGCATAGCCAATCCATAGACCAACAATACCCATCAATCCAGCAAATACTGGGGGAGCAGGAATAGGAAGTTTAAATATACTAAACACTCCACCTACTGCAATACCTGTAATCGTTGTTAGAATTAATTCTCTCATTTATGATTCTCCTCCCAAAATGTAATTAGTTCTTCTAGCATGGCCCACTCGACAATACCTAGTCTGACCTTTGAATCTTCTCCAATAATAATCTTTAAACATGGGTGCATGTTCCTATTTACCTTGAATGTATCTGTGCATATCTTAGCCCAGATCTCTTGGTTCATAGTAAATGATCTAGCAGCTTCTTTGTAATCTACTACAAAGGAGTACCATTTGGCATCGCCCTTTTGGTACTGACCCCGCCCAGAATTCTTTTGAGCCTTAGCCCCATCACGCTTTATTTCTCCACGCTCAGACATTACATCCTCGCTTTCGATACGTGATCTTGTGTGCACTTCCACTCTAGTTCGCCAGTTCTTTCGTCCCAGGATGCTTTTTTTACTACTTCATCACATTCTGTACAACTAAAAGTTCCTTCGACAACTGTCTTATATGCTGACCCAGATGGATTCTTTTTCAGCATGAAATCTTCAAGCCTTGGCATATATCTCAGCCTTTAGCTTCTCTACAACATCTGCATTATCTCTAAGGTATTGTACTGCCTTAGCACGTCCTTGAAAACGCTCTCCGTTTACTGTGTACCAAGCACCGCCTTTTTCTATGATTCCGAATTGCTCAGAAACATCAAGGACTTCTCCGACTTGATCTACTCCTAGATTCTCCCCCTGAAAGTAGAAGTCATACTGTCCTGAAAGATTAGGGGGGCCGAGTTTGTTGTAATCAATAATCCAGTTAACTGGTCTTCCGACTCTTTGTTCGATAATCTTGTCGCCAACTTTAACGCCAGCCTTAATAGCATTAGCTTCAGCTTCAGACGACCAGAGCTTAACGACAGTGGAAGAGAAGAACTTGACAGCCATTCCGCCTGTGGGGATGTGCGAAGCATGCATAGATCCAAACTGATTTCGTTGTTGTGAGATGAGAACAA